TGGCCAGGTACCTCAGCCCGCCGTGAACGTGTGGCATCGAGGGCCTCTGTCAAATGAGGCCATCGTTCAACCATCCGTCTGACGAGCTGATTGGAAACACGATCGGAAGCATCACTCAAGTCGAGTGTTGCGGTTCGGCCATCAGCCGAGCCTTGACGAGCAAGCTCCTGATTAGGAGTCTGATCATCAAAACCGATAAGTCCACGTAGGAGTTCATCCCTATCGTGGGCTGCAAGGAAACTTCGCAGTAAAGCCTGTTGCATGTATTGAATACATGTAGGCTCCACTGCGATTATCCTTGGTGTTTTCAACGTTTTAGGGACGGGGATAACCTTCACAGGTATCTCCATCTCGGGTTCGAGGATGTCTACCTCACTTAGGTCATCAGTAAAATGATGATTTGGGATGAGGTACCTGTCTAGGGGAAATACCCTATCTAGGCGTCGGGTCCAGGTACGCTGGCGATACTTTCCATTACTGGAAAGGCCGTCGGCGGTAATACCGGGACCATGTTTAGGGAGAAGTTGTCCATAATAGACATCTCTGTCCATTTGGGTGAACAACTCACTAAACAGCAGAGCGGACATAGATTCAAACTCAGAGAGATCTCTCTCACTGAGTTTGGAGTCCGTCTGACGTACATCCTGCTCACACTCAATGTACCCGCGCATCGCTTTTCTCGTCCTTGCATCACTGCAAGGAAGAGAAATCTTGCCAAACGTCAACGTAAGTTGACGAATAGCATGAATTGACGCAATGCACGGATCATCGAGCAACAGGCCACTTGCCGGGTCAAACACACGGGAGTAGAAACCTCCGAGAAATCGGGGGTGACTACCATTCTTACCTCCCTTGGCAGGGAAACAAGAATGTAGCCCGACCTGGCCTTGGTCCATCCACTTTTGGGTGGCTTTTCCAAGGTCTGGTAGGGTTATCGTCAAAAACGATAACCCCTCATGTTTGACACGCCTCTTGACGGTATTAATGTCAAGGGTGGCGCTAGTGCAGCATAAGATGGCCGAATCTTCAGCCATCTTGGACCAGAGTGACATCAGGCTTTTCAAAGCACCTCCTAACAGAGGTTGACTTTCCTTAGCCAATGTCATATCACTTCTATTCCCGGGGCACCCCACGAATGGGGCACCCCAAGACTCACCCGAGTCTTATTGAAGGGAATAGTCACCACAAGGAGAGAAATGCCTTCATGGCACTTCCCAGATGAGGAATTTACGAAGACGGGTAATAGCCAAATATCTTGGCTATACTGTCTGCGTAAGCGTATAGGGCTTGAAAGATCAAGGCGGACACCAAGAGCAGGACTTTATATCCTACTTCAAGGTGAAAGACGAGACCTTCTTGGCCTTCTACATCCTCAGCCCCACGCTGGTCAGGAACAATTGGATCCGAACCTTCTTTCGTAACAGAAAGGGGTAAGGAAACTTTGATCCGAGCAGCGGTTCCTTTACGACTCACCAGCAATCAATTTGGTGATGAGCGCATCGGAGCTGGCCGCGAACTGGGTCTTAAACCCAGTATACACAGCAAGTTGCTCGGCAGCCGTATAACCGACTGGAGGAACGTCAAAGACGATGTAACAAGACATCGACACTTTGACATTCTCCGCCGGAATAAACGGATCTGCCGTCAGCTTCGAGTGGTTGATCCTGAGCAGATGCCTTAAACGCTTCCCACTATCGTGAGAAGCAAGCATCTGAATCAGGCCATCCGCACTCTGATAGACGGTCTCGTCTCCCTCCGTACTAATACGGGGGAGGGAGGTCGTCACAGCAGAGATTGTGACGGTCTGTGGATCTGTGAATGCCATTGGCATCACTCCTAGGACTCGAGGTTTTATGTCGAGCCCCTTGGCTCAACATAGGGCAGGTCATCTTCAGAACACTCTAGTAATACCCAGAGCGGCTGAAATGGCCAATTGGCGAGGAGATAACCCATTCCAGGTTACCTCGAACCCAAATGGTGTTGCCTTTTCCCTCCGCTTAGTTTCGATATAAGCGGTAACGGGTGAGGCGAAACAGGAACCGTAAGGTTTATACCTACAGGGCCTGTCCAGAGAGTAGGTTACTTCTTGGAACGTATGTTCCATGATGTAACCCCACTTCAACACCAAACCGTCGACGGCCCAGTCCGAGAGATTCGAAATGACATCTCCCGCATTGGAAAACCAGTCGACAGCCCAAGTCCAAGGACTAGCGTTCCAGACAGTTTCTGGCGTAAGCTCGATCCCCAGAAGGGGACCAGCCTTAGCTGCCGCCGACACCAACTTGTTACGGCTGTTATAGCCGACAGGTAGGTGATAGGTGAAAGCACCAGAAAACCAAGTCCTACGATAGGTCTTGGTTGTCTTATGGAGCACTGGCATGGGCTTTGAGAAGTCGAGGAGATTGAACGTCTGAATGGCGAATGAAAAACCATCAGATGGTCCAACTACCTCGTCCAACTCGGTCTTCTCTACTGGAAACTCATAGCGTCGCCGCACTATCTTGCCCGAATTACGTTCATAAGCTGATAAAAGCCTATGCGCGTTAGCGGCTGCGTAACTTGCGTCACGCACGTCGCTGACAAGCGGCTTCCAGCCAAACTC